TCACCACTTTTCATCGTTTTCCCATTTATTCGGTTTCTTTTCAAATGTTCTACCGTGTTCTCTGTTATGACAATCCACACAGACTGTTTCGAGATTATCTATTTCTAATGCAAGTTCTGGATGATGTTCAAGTTCTTTTATATGATGGACAACGAGTTGTATCTTCTTACGCTTGGCACTCTCACTGTATTCATTGGTGTCTGTTTGTACTCGACCATTGCGCTTACACTCTTGGCATTCATAGTTGTCTCTCTTCTTTACTTGTTCGCGTATACTCTTCCAATCACCACTGTCATAGAACTTACGCTTCTGTTGTTTGGTTTTGTATTCCTTCATTAATCATTACACCACCATGCTTACAATGTTTGCACCGCAAACCATCTTTTGTTCTCGCTTGTCGCTCAGTGTATTGAACTGTATATCCACATGACACACATCTAAACTGTACATATTTCTTTACCTCTCTTAACCCTGATCTATCAATCACCCATGTATTACCGATCTTCTTTGATACAATCTTTCCTTGAGCACACAGGTTCTTAATATGACCAGGTGAGACGTTAAGAATAGATGCAGCTTCGTTTACACCAATTACATTGTGTAAGAATGTATTAATTTGCTCATTCATATCAACAAACTGTCCTTGCTCTTATACATCTAGGTTTACGATCCATCACCTGTGATTTCAACACTTTAACTACATTGTGAGGAAAGTTTATGCGTTCTTTGTATTCTTTCTCTTCCTCGTACGTTATGAGTTCATCAAAACAAATAGCATTCAAGAAAGCCTTACGTAAATTATCAAAGGCTTCACCTAAAGTTCCTTCCGAAACAATTATAACGTTCATTCCTTTCACCTCTTACCTCTATAAAATGCAACACGTTTGCGCTTATCTTTCCTTAACAACAAACAAGACGCCACCCAGATCAAGACAGCGTCCGCTATAATTGCTATTGATTTAATCAAAACTGATTCTTTCGATTATCTTCTCTTGTATATACGCCATTTGGTGTTACATGAATAGAATCTGCTGTATGTTCAATAGTAGTTTCAGCTATTGCTTTCCCATCTAAATTAACGCTAACTTTACAATTCATTTCGACTGGTTCGCTATCATTAATCTTTTTAATTACTTCAGATTGTTTGATAACTTCTTGAATATGAGTTATATCAACTTTCGTTGCTAACCCTTCCTCTATCATACTAACCCTTCGACTTAATTCCTCTACGCTTGCAGAAACAGTAAGTAACGTTTCTTTCAAACCATCATTATCTCTTTGTAAATCGTTAATTTTTTTTTCAAAATCAGCAATTATATCTGTTATAGATTCCATCCTTCATCCTCCTCCAAAATAAAAAGCATCCGAATGGATGCTTTGTTATCATTTATTGATTTGCATTTCGATTACGGTATGTGAAGTTTTATTCTTCTTTCAGCTAACAACCACGACAGACACCATCGGAAAACTTATCAGGTTCTCCTAATTCTGTCTACCTAGGATGTTGTTAGCTCAAAGAAGAGCAAATGCTCTCCTTATTAACGGTAACATTCAATCAGTACCATCTGCTGGTTTCGGATTTTATGTGCCGTCATTACGAACCGTTTAGAAATTTAGAAACAACATAGTGAGTTGTGTTTTCCGCCACTTCTCACAATACAAATATATCACGTGAATTCCAAAACAACCGGCACATTTCCTGCCAAAAAGCGGTCACGACTCTGCCACTTATTTTCCCTATCAATATCCTGACCTACTCTTTGCAACTGTTTTACCCAAATCAGTAGTTTTTGGCAACTGCTTATTACCCCCTGTTCTCTCTCTAATGACTTACCCATATCTTGTATTGTGTGTAACTGACCCCTTCGCCAAATCCCTTGGTATCATTGATTTCATTTCACTTTCTCTTTTGAGTTACACAGTACGAAATTTATGAGTAACTGTATAGATTTAAAAAGAAAAAAGCAATGATTAGATTTTAAACCTAGTCATTGCTTTATCCATTGCATCTTGGTTTACACCTATATAACGTAATGTGACCTTCTCTGATGAGTGATTGAATATCTCCATGAGTAATGCTATGTTTTTCGTTTGCATGTACATATGATACCCGTACGTCTTTCTCAGTGTATGTGTTCCTATTTCATCTAATCCAAACTCTGCCGCTGCTCCGCTTAATATCTTATATGCCATACTACGCCCAATAGGACGATTCTTCCCTTGTCTACTTTGTAATAAATACTCATTATCTTCTCTTTCTTCAATAAACCATTTCAGTTCTCTTTTCAATGCTGCTGTAATTTGTATTCGTTTCTGTTTCCCGGTTTTCTTTTCTCTCATAGATATATGACTACCTTTGACATCTCCTACCTTCAATTTCAAAATGTCCGATATTCTCAAGCCTGTATTGATTCCCATAATGAAGAGAATGTAATTACGTAAGCTCTTTTCTTTAAAATACTCTTTTAGCTGCTGTATTTCTTCTGGATCACGTATCGGCTGAACAAAATTCATTATTCATTACCTCCAGTCTCTTCTGTCTCGTAAACTTCTAATCCAAGTGCAAAAGCAAGCTTATAAAACGCTTTAGACTTCCAACGTCGATAAGTACGCTCTGACATCCCTATTTCGTTATAAACCATGTAATCACATACGTCCTCTTCTTCTAAATAACGTTTATAAATAATATCTCTTTGAATGCTTCCTGCACGTCCGTTCCCTAATCGATTTAGAAACTGATCAATACGTACTGACATTCTTTCCAGCCATTCTTCTCGTTTACTTTGTTGGATATTTGCTATAGCAACATCTTCTAACGGCTTACCAACTGTATGTGTAGGACCGTGCTCGCGTATTTCATAAGAAGGAGTGACTTTCATTTCTTTACGCATCATCCCAAATTGTCTATGTATACGTACACTTTCCAACACACCTTCTAATTCCTCTTGTGTCGCTATTCTATCGATTTTTGGTAAGAAAGATAATTGTTTAGTCATGTAAGACCACTCCTTTTTATTTTTAGATTACTTTTGTCTTATTGCTCCACGTCTTCGTTCATAACAAGGTCTATGCATTCCCATTAAATCCTCAATTTCACGAGTGCTAAATTTCTCTTTTCGTTTTTTCTTCTTTTTCTTTTTTGCTTGATTCGATTGCTTTTTCCATTCACGTAACTGATCCTTTAACCCCTTCATTTCCCCATCTCCCTCTTCAAAATAAAAAGGACACCTATTCCTAAAACAGCTTTTATTGCTGCTTTAATGAATTGGTGTCCTCTAGTTTTCTAGCCGGACTATATTCTATTTGCTTTAAAAGGATTATTTTATTGAGTTTTAGATACTCTCATTGATTTTATCGATAAACTCATTCAATTCTGATTCAGTTTCCATATCTGTTGTATTATCAGCAATGTCTTGTAATTTTGAAGATAGTGCTAATAAAAAATCAGTTGATGCTTTCATTGCCCTCTTCCTCTCCTGAATAAAATTCAATATCCTGTCAATACTAATACTGGACTATCTTCCCTAGGTAGCTTCCAACAAGTTTTTGAGCAGTTAGCTTTTGCTAACTGCTTTTTAGTACAAGCACCTATTTATTAACAGGTACATAAACTATTTCGAACCTTACTTTTCGACTCATTTAATTGTTCATGACTCACAAACATAACATAATGAATGACGTCATCTTATAAAACGAGCACTCTGGCACAAGTGCTCGTTTTATTTTGCTGATTTTCTACAAAATGAAACTTTTATAAAATATTTCTCAACAATTAACACATAGAAATCTCAATCTATTTTTGGTAATATATAGTTAATCTCTATATGCTTAGTATATATGCCTGGCTTCATTAAAAGGACCCACCCCCTCAATGTGGGTCCTTCTTTTTAAATATTTTCTACTAATTAACGTTTATTAATATATCTCCATAAGTCATCAATCTTTTCGTTTTGTATATCCAGCATTTCCTTATAAGTATCTAAACGTTTTTTTAAGTTTTTTAAATCCATCTTTGTACAAACAATTTGGCCCAGTACAATGAAGATAACTATCCAAAAAACTAATTCCATCCCCTTCACCTCACTTCCACCCAAATGAAATTTTTATATTAATCTTCTTCTAACGCTATAACAGTTAAATAATTACGAGCGTTCTTTCTAATAGCCACTCTTTTTTTATAAGATGATGACTTGTAATAATATACTGTCTTAGGAAGCACTCCCAAATGTTGAGCGCACTCCTGTACAGTTCCAATACATATTAGTGATTCACCTTTATAAACGGCGTACACTTTTGGGCTCACGTTCCAACTCCCCTTTTGTCTAAAATGAAGGTTTTAATTTCAGTCACACTTTTTAAAGACAAGCATATAGTATATTGTCAATTTAAATTCTTTAAAACTCCTCTTTTAAAGACCTTTACCTTGAGCACATATATTAATGTGCTCTTTTTATTTGTAAAATAATTGATCAAATAGCGTTTTGTTCTCTTCCAGACTTCGTATTACTCATAATAAAATTCAATCAATGTATCTTGATCTGTACAAACTTTGATTTCTACCGTGTAATAATTACCCTCTTTATCAGAGTTAAATTTATTAGGCTCAAATTCCGTTGGGACCTTATCACCTTCACTTTCAATGTATTTTGCTAAAACAGGAGCAATATATGCTATCGATAGAACGTTATCAACTTCTCCAAATACATCCGTACTTTGACTAGACCATTCTTGATTAATTGTTTCTAATAATGTTTGTAGTAAACTCATTTTTCACCGTCCTTATTCAAATAACGATTTTATTTTATTCTTGCTAACCGCTCCGCCCTTGTATAAGCGTACCTTTTTTTACACATCCTATTAAAACTCTCTTTTAGGGTGGTGCTAATTTGAAGAAGTTATTTAAATATATTTTAATCTTTTTGTGTGTAGTGTTTTATATTACATTTATAAGCGGTATGATTTATCAAAACTTTGTCCGTGAGCATTTTATTCCTCCAGCCGAGAAATCTAAGCTGGAACATGATGATCCATGATTGTTATAAATACCTCCCTCCCTATATGAGCTCATTATTTTCATTATGATTAGGTATCAGGGGTGCTTTACAAGGCGCTCTTTAGTTTAAAAATAAAGATTTTGTATTAATGTACAGTCTCGCTTTCTTCTTCAAACATCCAATCTGTATCAACATCTTCAATCGGCGGCATTTCTCCGATTTTTTCTAAATTATTTTTCTTAGAATCTGCAATTAACTTATCCAAATTAGAACTTCCAACTTTATTTATGACTTCTTCCATTCTTTTTCCGACTTTATACAAATACTTCACAGTATCTTCCTTAGTTCTTGTCTCATCCCAAACTTCTTGCGTAATAGCGACGTTTATCGCTCTGACACCTGTTGTTATTTCAGATACATTTATGTGATACCCCATTGGAACAGCACAAAATCTGTACTTCCCAACTTGTATTTCATGACCTATAGCCTGTTGCCAATTCCCTTGATTTGTTGCTAAATGAAACTTTTGAGCTTGCTCATTCACTTTAATTTCCATTCCGTTTCCCTCCCAAATAAGAATTTTGTTTAAAATTCATTAACCTTATTGATTCCTTTGCATACATTACAATCACAAGGGATTCTACAGGTTTCCCTAGGCCAGTTACCTTGTATTCCTTGCACACCTTAAGGGAAGAATCCGTTTATAACAAACGGGTTCTTTTATTTTTGGTTATGAAATAATGCTTTGGTTAAAATCTCTCACTCAAGTCTTCTAGCCAGTATGGTTCTTCAAGCCAATACCCTTCATCTTGATCAAAACGATAGTATAAAACCTCTCCATCTTCATTTACGAAAGGGTTTGTATATGTGTCATAAGGCTTACTTCCTTCTGGGTAATAAGTCATCACTTCTTTACCTAACATCGGGCAGTGAATTTTTCCCCATTCAATGGCATTTATCCAATTAAGTTCTTTCATTCTTTCTCCCTCATTTCTTAGCAAATAACTATTTTGTTCAAAATTAATAAATGTTGTTTTTATAATTAGATACAGCCTTATTTACTCGTCTTGTTGTTTGTGCATCTCGGTAGAATGTCATTTCTTTATATTGACGAGGGTTTGGATTATCTGGTTCTGAATCCTGACAACCTTCACGATTTAATTGATGTTGAAATTTTTCTTCCGGGCACCATTTTAAACCGCCCCATGACACCCATTCGTTATCAGAAACTGTTACTTTTTCTACACCATCAAGTTCGCCTTCTTGTTTTAATAACCATAAATATTCTTCAAATTGCATCTCCCAAGGTTTATATGAATTCCCGAACAACATTACACGATCTTCTGTAAATTGAACTCGTACTATTTTATTAGCTTGTCTTCTAGCCATTTCTCATTCCCCTTTTCGATTAAAATAACACTTTGGTTAAAAACTTACTTAGTCATATTGCGCATTTTGAAAAGATGAACAAACGCTTTAGCATCCTTTTCTGTAATACCAATAGAATGTAATTCTCCGTTCATTTTGAACCAAAGGAGAATCTCTCCATTTTCATTTACATTTAGTTCATACTCAAAATTATCAACGTACATGACCATTCCTCTTTTCGATTAAAATAACCTTACTTTTCCATATCCGCATCTCGTACAGTGCCATTGTCTTTCTGAAAGTCTCCCGTTTCTATACGTGTCATATGAGAATTCCCAAATGTGACCTTTGAAATTGTTACATATAAACTTTTTAAATCTAGAAGTCTTCCTCATTAGATCAGTCCTACTTTCGATTAAAATAACGCTTTGGTTAAAAAACATTGATTTCTAATCGTTTCTTCTTTTCATCAAAATATTTTGTTCTAACTATCCCACGTTCCATAGGCAATACTTGTGTTGCTAAAAACTGTAATGTGATCATGTCATTGTCTATGGCAATATGGGTATGCTCTATAACTTTATATCTCTTTCCTCGATGTGGAATTGTCCTCCCTGGCTGAAGGTCTTCAAAACGTTCATCATTATATCGATATAAAACTGACAAATGTTCCAACTCACTTAACATAGGTTTCGGAGATACAGAGATAAAATCATGAAATTCTAAATCCTGCATGGTATACCATATTGTTAATTCTATTCCAGATATTTTAAATGCCTCGATGCCGATAATAAGAAGCGATTTTCCTTTCAATTTAACCACATCATCAATTTTGTAAGGTTTCTTTGAAGAGTCATATAGCACTATAACTTGTTGTAAAGTATGAATGAATAGACTCATTCAACATTCTCCTTTCTTAATAAAATTCAAATTTTATTTCATTCCGGTTGACTATCATTTGAAAAATCGGAAATATTTACTCGATGTTTTTTCTGAATACTCATGCTATTATGTAGTTGCTGATGTTCACCATCCCGTGTTCTCAGTAGCTGCATCCACAGACTCTACTCTCGCCCTTTTGAGAGTAGAGCTTTTATTTACCAGATTACCTTTGAATCGCATGATTTTATTTGAACTTCTTCGTAATCGTTGTTTGTGTATGAGACAACTTTCCATTTACCCAATATAAAACTTGTTGTCCATAGCCGCTTTCTGGTGGTTCTACAAAAATAATTTTCCCATCCTCTACAATGTAAATTCCCTTAGTCTTTATATCTATTTCTCTTTTCATTTACACGCGTTCTCCTTTGCATATAAGTGCTCTCTTGATAAAATGCAATTAGTCCAGCTCCATAATTTCTTTCAATGTTCGATTGGAAACATATACCTTAATGATTTGAATTCTCCCGTATGTTTCTACTGCTTTTTCTTTTGCTTCAGCCTCTGTATTCACTTCAAACCAACGTAATTTCTGTTTTTCATCTCGGTCAAAAAATTCTACTGCGTAAGTTGGTGTAACCAAATGATTGGAAAGGAATTGTTCAGCAGTACTGTGTGCGGCATAATCCATGGTTCCTACAACATCTTCAAAGGTTAATTGTTTCATGCTCCTAACCCCAACGTCCGTTTTCCAATCGCACCTTTTCTTGCTAAATCCATAATAAGAAGAGTAACTTCGTCTGGATCTCTTTGTAATTTCTCACCTATCGCAAACACACTCTCGTTGTTTTTCCAGGCATTCTTTACTCGTAATACGTCATCTTCATCCCAAAACATGTCCAGTTCTTCTAAAGCGATATACAAGTTACGTCGCTCGTGCTTCATGTACTTTCTCTGCTGTAACGCCATTGTGTAATTTTCCTTTTCCAAATCCGTTCCAAGTCTTGGCATCTCATTTCCTCCTTAGAATCCGATATCTAAATTTAAAATCCGTTTATCCGTTGTATTTTGGAATACTATCGTTTCTTCTTTTGACACACCATTTAGCAATCGACTTGCTAGTTTCGGATCATACTTAACAAATAATTGTTGGCTTGATAAATTAGATGTTGTAATTGTCGTCTTATTTGCGCCTTGTCGCCCATTCGCAACACCATAAAGTATTTTATGAACAAAATCACTCGCTTCTCCATTTCTATTCATAGAACCACTTTCAGCACCTAAATCATCAATAACCAAAAAATCCGCTTCAACCATTAAGCTAATGCAATAATCCATCGTGTATTTCGACTCTTTATTTCGGAACGAGCCTTGTATTAGACGAATTAATTTTTCTATCTCCACAAACAAACAACTTTTCATTTCCTTAAATGCGAATTCATCATTAAGAGCTTCACCATCAGAGATTGTCCAGTAATGTTTTACTAGTTCGTATAGCATTGCATAAGCTAAATGACTTTTTCCTACCCCTTGAATTCCTGCAATATAAATGTTTAGAGTTTCGCCCTTTTTGATACGCTCCAAAATTTCTATGGCCTTTTTCTTATTTGCTTTTGTTTCTGGACAATCCGTTTCATAGGATTCTAACCTTGATTCTGTAATTGATTGATTTTCAATAACACTATGCTTAAAGAGAAGATTTTTCTGCCGTTCTCGATTGATCTTCTTGTAGTAATTGTTGGCTTGCTGGAATAGGATTGAATCCTGCTGTTCTACTTTGCATCTTGGGCAATAAATTGAACCATCATTTTTATCAATCATCTTTCTTACGGGCTTTACAGTTGCTTGTCCGCCTTTGCTGAATGTATGATTTTCGCAATATTCATCTGCAAAATCTAAAACTGCAAGCTTTTCAAATGATTTCTGCATTTTTTGCATCTCTATTCACCTCGTTAAAATGGCATTTTCCCTTTAAATCCCGGAATACCGTATTGTTGTTGATTAGATTGAGGTTTACTAACCGTTTCGTTCAAATAATTATCAAAGTGGCTTAGAGAGAATAATGTACTTGGTCTTAAATACTGTTCAAGAGGTTTTCCTTCTTTATCAAACTTCCCAAGCCATTGTGATACCTTGTTATTAATGACGGTTTTGAAATTTTCAACTGTATAACCTTCATTCCATCTAGCTCTAATTAACTTTTTGTGACTTTCTGCTTTAGGATTAAAGTTCTTATCCGCTTTTTCATTGAGATAATCAAGAATTTCTTGATAGGGAATTGATTTTGGAATGTCATTCTTTGAAAAAGATGACTCTTGTTCTTCTTCTTGTTCTTCTTCTTGTTCTTCTTCTTGTTCTTCTTCTTGTTCTTCTTCTTGTTCTTCTTCTTGTCCCCGATTCGCACCACGGTTCGTTGACGTATCGTTATACGATTCGTGAATATGTTTTTCAACGAGTGTCCTAATGGATTTTTGCTCTATATGTTTACAGATTGGAATTAAAAAGGATATATTTTTCACTTCTTTTAATTCTTTCTTTATTAAATCTTCTACTGGCTTACCAGCTTTTTTAAGATTGTATTTCCCCCAATTAAAGATCACTAACTCTCTAGTTTCAGTATCATACTTTATTAACTTGTGATAATCTTCGAAACGCTGCATTAAAGCTTTTATAGTCTCGTGCGAATACCCAGTTTCGAAAGCCATTTGTTTTTTTGTTATTTGGTATATACCAATTTGTTTTGTTTGTGGATTCGTTAATAAATATAAAAAGAAATACTTATCCTCTGGTGTAAATTCTTCTTGCACTTTCACATCATTCCAAAATGATGTATGAATTTGTCTAAATATTGCCATGTCACTAATTCCTCCCCTTCGAAAACTACAAAAGCTGTATTTTAATTTGATAAGGCTCATCTCATCAGCTTGTACCCTTTTTCACACGTCCATGATATACTAGAGATACATTTTATTGTTTATGGGCTCCTGCTGGTACAGGAGTCTTTTCATGTGAGTTTGCTACATTCATAGCCTTTAACACCCTGATAACGTTTCATAATGTGCCCTCTCCACGGCTGATGCATTAATCCCCCTACTTCTTAAACGTTCTACAATCCCTAAAATACTTTTACGATCCTGTTCAAGTTGGTTATCATATTTTTCTTTCTCACGGTATAGCGCTATAAGCTCCCTTCGAGCCAATCGTGCTTCTTTAATCCAAGTACAAAGTAACAATGGATCATTCTTTTGAATCGCTTCTACTTGTTTCTTTTCACAATGCCCTAAAAATTCATCTAGTATTTGTTTTTTCTTTACATCTTTCTTTAAAACTGATAACGTCATAGCGCTTTCTCCCCTCAAATTCATTCCACATCTTTTGTAAATTCTTTAATTGGTTTATCTAGTGCATAAACAGCAAGTAGAAGCCCACAGATGCCAAACCCAACGATACATAGTGATACAATACTTTCTTCCATCATGGTTATCTTCCCCTTTCGGCTTGTTCTACATCTCAGAGAACTTAATTTGAGCGTTTACTACATTGATTGTTTCACTCAATACGATTGGCAACGTGTACTCTCCAACAATCTTTGTTGCTAATGCTAAATGACCACGTTTAATTGCTTTATGGCTTGTTACTCCGAATTCACGGTACAGCTGGTTATATATATCACGGTAGACTTTACCTCTTATCCCCGCATGTTGGTACGCATTAGATTGTTTACCACCTAATAGCGCAACGCCATGACGCTTAACTGCATTGGATACTTCGTCACATTCTACTGCGAATAAGGGAGCATTCTCTCGTAAGTCTTTGACATCTGATTTGATGTGCTGAAGTTCTTGCTTTTGCCCTTCTAGCGCTTCAAAAGTAAGTTTTAAGATACTCATGGGATCTGTAGGGACTTGTTGCTGATTTTTGATGTATTCCTTCATACGTTTAAATTCTTGTATAAATCGAATTTTTGTTTTCACTGCTTCTTTTGTGTTGTACCCAAAAACAACCAATGTAAAAGCTTCCTCTGTTAAGTTGTACTTTGGATATTTTCGACCACGTTCATTTGTATAATTTGACTGGTAAAAATTAACCTGTGAAAACTCTTCACCTGCATAATCAATTTGAGTTCGTATATCCTTTAACACATTGTTATGGTCCTTATTAAATATTTCAGCGATTGTTAACGAATCTGTTACTACCTCACCATTCTCTTCAAACACCAGTTCATTATGTAGCGGTTGCTTGTTTCCTACTGTTAATTCATCCATATAAAACCCTCCTCATTTTTAATAATGCTTGTCCACCCTATGCACTTGGAATGACTCGTGTTGAGTTCGTATGACGATGAATCAAATGTAGTTGCCCATCTGCCCTCTTATAGATCAACCAATTATCAGAATTTAAATTATATGCATTAATATGTATCTTCTCTCTCTTGGTCGGTCGTTTACCGTTTTTCATGCTTGCCCTCCTTTACATGAGCTCATTTCATGCTATAATGACCTCAACATGTGTTTTTATTAGACCGTCAGCCCCAACTGGCGGTTTCTCATATTTCTTCTTTTGCCCAAGAAAAATGTTCTTAAGTTTAACGGTTTATAATCAGGGTTAATTTTTAAAAACGCTTCATTTTTCTTTGTATTCACTGTGGATCTACCCATCCCTAGTTTCACTGCAATTTCTCTTTCGGTGTATCCCTCACCCACATGCATAATGATTAATTTTTCTTTTTCTTCCAGTACACTCGTTACTTCTTCAAATTCAACTGATAACAACGCTTCTTCTTCCACATCGATAGGAGACACTATATAACATTCATGTACTGATTCCTCATCTCGATGCCAATCAATCGAATGGATATTGATTTGATTCCTTTCCTCATGGCTCACTTTTCTACTTACCTTAAAAGGCATTCCTTTCATATGCAGCTCATCACTCATTGCCCATTTCATGCCTTTCATGACGTATGCATGGAATGTATTTATTCTCTCTGCATCACATTTCACACAACACGCCCACAAATGCATACGACCTACTTGAATTAAATCGTCCAACTCCATATTGTTCCTTTCTGCGATTTGCGCAGCTCTTGCTATACTGCCAAATCTTTGTTTGATTGCTGCGATTACTAAATACTCTTTCTCTTCGAACAACTTTTCGGGTGTCATTTTCTTTTACCATCCTTTCATTATTTCTCAAACAGCTCGTCCACTGTTGTTTTAAAGTATTTTGCTAGTTTCTGAGCTTCCCTCAGGGTAAAATCTTTTTTACCACATTCTTTTAAGTAATAGGTCTGTCGGTGCATATTCACTATTTTTCCAACATCCTCTTGAGTCATGCGTTGCTCTTTTCTAGTGATGAATAAGTTTTTGTGCATCGTAATCATCCTTTTAAAAAATTTAAATTTTCTCTTAGCGACATTTTATTTCCCTTAGGGAATTTGTATTACAAAAAAAATAAGTCACTCTTCAAACAAGTCGACAATATTCCTTTTAAAAACACCTGCTATTTGAGAAGCCAGACTATAGTAGACGTTTTTTTTATATTTATCATTATTAATAATTTTATAACAATAGCTACTTGAAATTCCTAAAATTCCAGCTAGTTCTTGATAAGTGTATCCTGAATCTTTAAATGCTTGTTTTAACTGTGTACTTTCTAGATTAGAAGAATTCATATATTAACTCCTTTCTTCACTTACAATAAAATTATAACATTCCCTAAGGGAAAATTCAATCAGTTTTATAATTATTTCAAATTATTGTTTTTCCCTTGAGGAAATATTATAATAGATTATGCAGAAATACTTTATACGAGGTGGTTATATGGAATTGAAAGAGCGGATTCGCTTTCTAAGAAAAGAGCGGAATTTAAAACAGGACGAACTTGGAAAAGCAATAGGTGTAAACGCCGCTAGTGTATCTAAATTCGAAACAGGTCTCAAATCGCCTTCTCGCGAAACGCTTCAACGCATGGCAGATTTTTTTAATGTTACAGCTGATTATTTATTAGGAAGATCCAACAACCGTCAGTTAAACGAGATGCTCGACCAAAAATACAATGTTTTAAAAAACAGATTAGATCAATTGCCTGAAGAACACCAAGAAATTTTACTAAAAAATATGATAACAATGATGGAAAGTTTCGAAAAAATAAACAATTTAAAAAAATAATAGCAAACTCATATTCCCTTCTCTATATCCATCAATTTAACGTTTTCCAATACGCAATCAATATGCTTATCTATTTGTTGTTCATTATCTGTAATCTTTTCTAAATACTTAACAAATTCTCTCAAAATTTCATACTTATCCATTGAAAAGCTCACCTCTTATAGATTTTTACCATAATTATAACATTTCCTCCAAGGAATATTTCTAAAGTATCTAAACTTGTATTTTTTCATTTTTAGATACTAAAAAAGGAACGAGCTGAACTCATTCCTTTTTTTGGGTTGTTTCAACCACCCGGTTTAATTGTCTCTTGTGCTTGAACAATATTATTAATTGGTTGCTTGAAATTGTCTTGCTTTGTTGCAAACACCCCACTCACCATTATGAATGCCATTGATACTATAAATACCATAGGAACTAATTTCTTCAATGTTCAACACTTCCTTTCCCACATCTCCATTAATATCAATCATAGTTTTCACTAACTCATATTCCTCTCCACGATCGAATAATGCTCTAGCCGTTAAACTTGCGAAAAAATAATTTGATTGTGAAAGAAACTTACGAAAAATATTATGTAAATCCTTACGAAGCTCACTTGCCACTCCTGTATAGTATATCAAAAAATCTTCCTCTATCCCATCATATAGTACTTCTTTTAATTTAGAAATATTCTCAATACAAGGATTTTTTTGGAACTCAATTAGATTTGGATCAGAATCATTATCTAATCGAACCCCAAAGTAAACCTTAGCTAAATTTAAATTGTATCTGGATTCTCTTTGCATTTGTTCATCATTTATGTTTTTCATTAAATCATGGCTAGCTTGAAAATAAAATAAGCTTTTATCTTGATCTTCAGTTAAATAACACATACCTAAAATATAATAAGCATCAGATATTGTCTTTTTACTTACATTCGCATCAATAATTGCAGTGGCAAATTTCTCGGCATAATCTAAGCGATTATAGTGTAAATATACTGGTGCTAAAACTTCAATGACTCTGTATACATAACATGCTTTAATATAAAATTTCCTCTCACTCTCTATAGCAATTACTTGTTTTTCAATTTCTTGTATTAACTCTAACATCATATGATATTTCTTTAGATGAAAATAGTTATAACATTTCATTATATCTACTAAAATACTCAAAACCTTATCTTTAGGCTGTCCTACTGTTTTTAATTCATCAATAATTTTTGTACCATGCAGTTCGTTAGTAATATATCTGTATAAAACGTTGTAAATGATAGCATATTCACGTATGGTTCCAGTTTCCCCCTTGTATTTTAAAATTAATTCATCCAACAATTTCACATTTCTAGTTAAGGCCGCATATTCAAAAGCCTGTTTAATTGCTTCCGCTGTATCTAACTGTAAACACCATTCTGCCATCGTTTCAGCAGGACTTTTGTGAGAATCATTTAATACATATGATAGTTTTACCAAATGGCAAAAGCTAATAGTTCCTTGTTTTTTAAATTTAGACATATATTGCAAAGGAACACAAATTTTATCAGCTACAATTTTTGGAGTTAAATCCTCCCTATCTTCAATTAAATCAAATATCTTTTGATGAAAACGCAT